TCGCGAATCTTAATAGGATCAAATTTTTCATCGAATTTCTTAAGAGCCTCGATGTTAAGCCCTTCGATAGAGCGCTTAATTAAAGCCTGGATTTCAGTTTCGTTCTGAAGTTTCCGTTCTTTAATTACGCCGTCAACTTTTTTGCCAATCTTCTCTAACAAGGCTACGGTTTCAGCGTCGTCTTCACCGCCTTCGCCGCCATCGCTCTTGTAGTTCGCCGTAATGAAATGTTTAAACCCCATTCTGCGGCTGCTGATCTCCGGCGCATATCGAACAGACCTGTGGGGAAATTTTAAATAAGCCTTCGCCATTTTGCTTAAAGTTTTGAAATTAATTTTTTGTAATTGATTTTGGACCTTTGCTCTATCTCACCCGGCTTTTCAGTCCTAGGCGGGTCTTGACCCTCTCCACCCGGCGCTTCAACTGTTAGCGATTTATGACGAGCTATTATTTTTCGTGCCTGTAGCTGCATGCTACGTGGCAACTGTTTGATAAAATCTTCTGTTTCTTCAAATAAGTCTTCGTTGCCTTCTGCTCCACGCAAAGCAAATGTTTCTAAGTCAGAAGGGATGTCGACAACAGATATTTCCAGCAACCTTGCTTCATAGATTTCAATTACTTCTTCCTTGTCATTCCACTTCATCGAGTTCTCGTTAAACACATAAGTAAATCCGTTACTAAAATTGTTTAACGTGCCGCTTTTTATTTGCGTTAATACGTCGTCTGCTATAGAAATATCATCTAAAGGAACAGTGCGAAAATATAACCCTGTTTCATCTTCCTTTAATTCCTGAAATAAAGACAAAGACTGTCCGTGACCATCTCTAAACTTAATCTGATAATTCGCTCCACTCTTAGGCCCGTTCTCGCGGATGCTGCGGGTAAATGCGCCTTTATGAAATCTTTCGCGGTGCATATTTACATTGCCCCAAATACATCCATAGCCCTCAACAATTCTTTTATCTAAAAGCTTTTCTCGGTCTACGAGCTTGCCTTGTGCATCAACTTGAGCTGCATTGTACCGAATTGTCGGTGCTGTTTTTTGCAGCTCACGAATTTTTTGGTGCAGGTGTTTCATTTTTATCTTGTTTACCGTACATAATATCTCTGGCCGCTTGAGCTTCTTCGGGAGTAAGCTCGAAAATCTTTTTCTCGTAAATAGCCCCGCTTCCCGGAATGCCGTCAAAGGAGGCAATCCAATCGTTAAGTGTACAGGCTCCGTTTTTCCATCGCTCTAACCATGTAGTCCCGTTTACTTTGTCCCTGTCTGCTTTTTCCTTTTCGTTCTCCTGTAAAAATCCTATGTGCTTGAATGACGGACGAATAAAACGCCTAAAATCCTTTAGCTTCATTTTATTCGTCCATATCAAAGCGTATTTTTGCGCCAACGGAATTATTACATCGTTGTAAAATATTTTCATATCCTGGTCCGCATTGTCGAATGTACTGTTCTTGGGGTTAGGTGCCAAGTGAGTAGGCACTCGCAATACTTTGTAAATTGCAATTGCATCCGCCAGCGTTTCTTCGAACGGCTGTAGTTCCTGAATGCTCATAGAGGTACGGACAAAATCAACATTGGCAGACGTAAAGCCGATTGGTGTTTGATGAGCACCTAAGCCATGCTTTCTATATCTTTCTTTATTTATTTCGTCTTTTTCATCCTGTTTTAAAGGAATTGTACCTGATTGATCTTTAGACTTGTTGACAATAAAACCTAACTCACCACGCTTAATATAAATTACGCCCCGGGCTTCGTAAACCGGAATAAGGTTTCGAATAGGTTTCTCGGCTCCGGCAATTATTGGCACACATCTATTTAAATCTTTAAAAGGATTAGCAGCATCTGGATACAATACGCTGGCAACATTACTCGTTTCGAATAAACGTTGTCCCCCAAAACCGTTTGGCATCGAATAATTAGTTACTAAATCTTCAACTTCTGTTGCGCTCCACGGATCATACCTTTGTTTCATATTAATAGTTACAGCTGGGGCTGGGAGGTTAAACCAACTTTTAATCGAAGTCCATTCATCCGGCAAAAGCTCTGGTTTATTAAAATACCAAAACTGCTTGCCGCAAAGTATTTCATAAACTACGCTCCAGTAAACCAAAGTCTTGTGATCTTGGAAGGGGTTGGGCTGTGTAAATAAAGCATTAAACGTTTCATTGCTATAGTCGACTTCGTCCTCGCGATCTTTTCCTTTAAAGTCTTTCACTAATTCCCATTGGGCATCTGCTACCCGGGAGGCAATTTCGTGAATAGGAGCAAATATTTCAGGTAGGCAATAAAATAAATTAAGGTAGTTTTGGGCAGCATAAAAGCCTGAAAACAACGCATCGTATCCGCCAAGCGAGGAAAGGCTTAAGCCCCTGTCTAATAGCGCCGGCACTTGCTCTGAGTATTCAAAGGTTTCAAAGTTATCGTCTATTCTTTCAATGAAGACTTTAGCTGGCGGCAGTAGTGCCATTGTTCTTTCTTGGATCTTTTCTGCCTGTTTCCGCCAGGGAAAGAATTTTGACATGAATTCTTAAAATGTGTTGGTAATGCTAACAAATATAAAGCAAAAACAGGAATCGGCTAAAAATGTACCGAATGTAAGCTCAGCGGAGTAGCTTTGGGTTACGCTCACAGGCGACTTTGGGCCGTCGCTCACAGGTAGCTTAGGTCGGAGCTACACACAAAAAACCCCGCTAAGAATAGCGGGGTTTTAAACCATGTTTTCTAAAAACGATAACTTTCCTTTGTTAACCATCCTTTTCCCAAAGCGACAGCCACTTGAGGTTACAAAGGTAAGGGTGAAAAATTAATTCACCTAAAACATTGAATTCAAATCGTCGTAACACTCCTCAAAAAGCTCTATAAAATTTTCGAAGTTTTCGTAGTACTTAGTGTTGACGTTAGAGAAGAAATAATGAAATTGAAACCCAGGCACAATAACCGCCGCAGCAGTCATAAAAGCCTGCCAGTTTTCCTCTTCACCCATATCTACGCTCGTATAAAGAGCGTAGAGCATTTTAATGAGATTTTGTTTTTTCATGAGTAAATTTTGCGATTGCGGGTGGACTGCAATTCGTTAAGTTTTAATTTGTACGATGCAATGAAGCTCTTAGCTAATTCTACTGGCATGGTATCTGAATATTGATTACCGATTTCCATTGTTGCTGATACCGGCTCGGTAAAACTTATAGGTTTATCGGACTGCTTATTGTATGTTAATACAATTATTACTTCGAGTTTCGTATTTTACTGTTTTAAATTTAAAAACTCTTGCAATTTTTCTTCACTTGCAAATTCCCATCCAGAGAAATACTCTGGCAAGTTGTAGCTTTTATACGTGCTATCGAACCATCCGTATTTTCCATTCATTTCTCTGGCTGTTAAATAAAAATATTTAGGACGACTTCCAACACGCTCAACTTTCTTTGCATTCAGATTAAGAAAATCCAACTTCTTTTGTTCGAATAACCTCTTCGCCTCCTTGGCGTTAAGGGCTTCTATTTTTGATAGCTGCATTTTTTCGATATAGCTATTCCAATTAGCTGCGACGTCGCATATTTCTTTTGCATTAACAAAATAAGTCTTTTTCATACCGCCGCCGTACCTCTTAGGTAACTTACCGGCATGATGCCATTCCATGTTTGGCACCGCGTATTCGATAATCTCGCGCACTTCGTCGGTGCTAAGACCTGTAGCCTTCTTAAAAAGACTTGTAGCTTCTCCAAGCGTCAACTTACCTCCATCGTTCTTAGCATCCTCGTGGCGGCGTGAAGCAAATTTCTCGTCACTTATTCCGCCGCCTATTGAATAATTATCTTTGTTGTGGTTGATATTGCAATATTTATCGCAGATTGTTTGAAGAGTTGTTTTTGCCATGTTATTATCCCTCCAAATCTTTTTTCATGATCATTTTAACTGCATCCTGACGGCTAACATGCTTTGCTTTCATAATCGCCTGTACCCTGCCTTCGAATATTTGGAAACCTTGGTACTGGGTGGCTGGTGCATTTTTAAGGCGCTCGTATTCACCTATTTGACGATAGGTTGTCGACTTATTAAATCCGGCTGCAATAATGTCTTTGCGGGAATAGCCTTTGATCCACAGCGTTAAGATAGCTTTAATCTTACCGCCTTCCAGACCTTCTTCACCTTCCTCGTCGCCTTCCTCGTTAAGTATTTCGGAGATAGGAGGCAGCTTTTTAGCTTTTTTAGATGCCTTAGTTTGAACTTTTTTTGTCTTTGCGGGGGTTGTTGTTTTTTTTGACATGGTTTAAAGTTTGTGGGCGACGGGGAACCGCCCGGGTTTATGAAATTAATGAATATTAATTAATAAGTCTGCGTAAACAGATTCGCCACCGATTATTACCATTACCTCATATTCCATAAAATTTTCAACGATTTCGTACCCAGTAATCAACTGTGGCGCACATAATACCTTCTGGCCTCTACTATTTAATTCAGTTAACATCCGGCTTTGCGCTTTCTTACCCATAAGGGACTGACCGAGGTGAGCTGCTTGCGAGTGTGTCATGGTTTATCGTTTTTGTTCCCATAAAGTTCGTATCAATTATCACCACTTCCAAATCTTTCTGATAATTGGTGGAAAATACTCAAAGGTTGAAACTACGCGAAATCCCGGGAAACTACCGCAAACAAAAAAGGCCCTGGGTAGAAACCCGAGCCCATTCTTAATTCCAGTCTTGTAGAAATATTAACCTCGCAATAAAGGTAAGAATGATTTTAAAAGCTACGCCAATAAAAAGCTCCAGACAGAAATCCGGGGACTCAATTACGAAGATAAGGTGCGGATGAATAACTTTTAAAAGAACCGCCCTTTACTTTGCGCTACATACCGAACAGGATCGATTAAGTGGTTAAAATCGTCGATAGGTTCGTTGGTGTATTCGCCTTCTTTATTAACAGCGTAGATGTAATTAAATACCTCGTGCCATAAGTTAGTAGTTCCCAGCAGTGGATTGATAGGATAGTCGTCGACAAAGTATAACTCCATTCCAGAAAGAACACTCAGACCCATACGGACCGAGCCTTTGCCCTTAACTACGCCACGCACATAAAACCCGTTGCGCAATTGTCGATACATGTCTCCTTCTAAGTGCGCTGGTATTTCTTCCTGCTCCCATCCTCTTCGAAGTCTTCCAATTGTCAATGCATCCTCAGAGTCAGCGATTATCAAGCTGCCTCCGTCTAATCCTAATTCGCAATACTTGCAGCCGATCTGAAGTGCATCCATACCGCCGTAGCTTATTTCCCGGGCAAATAACTTGTTTCCTAAAATCTTAACGCCAGCAATGCCTCCTGTTACTGTTCCAAAGTCCTGCCCGATAATTTCAGTTGCGTCAATCTTCAGGTATTCTGCCAGACTAATTGCTTTTGCTTTTTTCAAAACCTGTCCCTTTCTACCCGAAGAAGCAAAACCCAAAATAGCGGTTAAATAATAATGTATGTCGTACGTGCTGGCATTTGGATCACCATAAGCCTCGTAATCTCTTACGACACCAGCAGGCAGATATTCGTTGTCTAAATAAGAAGTCTGGATGCAAGCAAAACCGTCTATTTGCTTTGGTATTAACTTCCAATACCCATCTAATAGTTTCCTTAGATCCGCCTCCCCGTAGTACGCTAACAGCTTCTGACGCTGCGGTATGGGTATATCTCTAACTGTTACCTCCTCTAAGTTAAAATACCGCCTTACAATCCAGTGCTGAATATCAGGTGTGTTAAGGATAACAATTATCAACCTGTCAGAAGTCCGAACTGAATCTTTAAACGTAGCAAACTTATTAAAGTCTCGAATATCTTCCGCTTCCTCTACTATTGCATCATCGACTTCGCTTATACCTTTCATGTGGCTGCGCTTCTCGTTGCTGGAGGCCCTAAAACCTTTTGTAAACACCAGCATTTCATTGCTCTCTATATGCTTAATTCCATTTACCAGCTTCTCGTACACCCCATCAAAGTGCCCGTTCTTATTTGCGGTATCGAAACGCTCGAAGATTTCGTTAAGAATAGATTCTCGAATTGTTTGGGCTTCATCCCGCAGCACCGCCACCCGGCGCTTTTTTATTGTTGCTTCGAAAGCGCCAAATTTGCTAACTTCGTAAGTCTTTTTGCCGCCTCGTCCGCCAATAGCAATTACTAAATCAATTTCTTTTGGACGGTTGTAAAGAATGTCGAATTTAGGATGTCGTTTAACTTTAATTTTCATGTAATAAAAAAAGCCGCATTTCAGCGGCTTAGCTTTTTCAGTTTTTGTTTTACTCTTCGTCTTCGCTTTCTTCCTCTTCGTCCTCGACATCTAATTCTAAATCTTCGCCGTTGATTTCTTCTGATTCCGGAAGTACTTCGGGCTCATCCTGAATTGTTGTTTCTTTTTTCTTTGGATCCATAAAAAAAGTTTAAGTTTTTTTTGTGACTGCTAATTTACAGATGAATAATTAAACTTTTCCCTTTGCTTACTAAGACAATAATTATCGCTCCGTCTGCGTAGGTAGTTTCGTGAATATCTGTTTCTTCGATATTAAATTGCTCTACCATCTTGCGGGGCATGAGCTCGCGTAGGTATTTGCGTTTGTCTTCGAGTATGTCTTCTGGAAGCGGATAGCCCGAGTAGCTGGGAAAGTTCATATAAACGTTTAATGGTTTGTTTGTTTTTCGGGATTGTCTCTTTTCCTGGAGGCATAGGTATAACTTCAGATAGCGGCACATTTATTTCTCTCATTCAAATTCGATTTCAGCGTTACCTAACTCTGGATTAACATCAATACGTTTTTTGTCGACGAGACCAAGGTCGCGAGAGATAATGTTAGCGTTAAGCATATCGGCGGAAGCTCCTTCGAATTTTTGCAGGTAAATGCAGTTAGCAATTTGATTCGAAACCGTTTGAAGCCTGTCACCATGGGTATCAACTC